AAAATTGCAGCAACTACTCCATTTACATTACAAGATGTTGTTGAAGCTGGTGCTGCATTAAAAGCATTTGGTACTGATTCTGAACGTTTAATTAAACCAGTATCTGATTTAGCTGCGTTTATGGGAGTAACTGCTACTGAAGCAGCACAAGCATTAGGACGTGCATTTGCAGGTGGTGCTGGTGCAGCAGATATTCTTAGAGAAAGAGGTATTTTACAACTTGTTCGTGATTTTAAAGGAATTGATGATTTATCAAAATTAACCTTACCAGAATTTAGAAAAGCATTAGAAGAAACATTGCTTGATCCAGCTTCTGGAATAGCAGGTGCTACTGATAAATTATCAAAAACTACTATGGGTATGATGTCAAATATGGCTGACGCATTTAGTCGTATGTCAGCAGCTTTTGGAGAATTGATAGGAGTAGAAGATACTATTGGAGCATTGACTAGATTATTTTCTTCATTAGAAAAAGTTCTTACAAAATTAAATACTTCCGATATAGATAGAATTAAAGAATTAACTCAAGCTCTTGGAATAAAACCTTCAGATAGTGGAGAAATAGAAGAAAGAATAGAAGCTATTGCTCTAGAAATGGCAGAATTGCAAAAAATAGTTAATCCTACTAGAACATATCAACAAGTTAAAGATGAACTAAATCAAGCGATGGCAGAAGAGCTTAGGTTAAGAAAAGAATATAACACATTAAAACCTGCTAATGAATATCAAACTATGAGTCTGGAAGCAACTGCAATAGGACATCAAGCAAATCAAAAACAAAAATTAGTAGAAGAATTAGAAAAAGAATTAAATGCTTTAAAGCAAATAGACATTTTAAGTCAAGATTTAACTAAAAGTACTTTAGATTTAGAAGTAGCGAATAGTGATTTATTTTCTTCTTATGCAAATTTTGGTAAAGTAGTTGATCCATTTGCAGCTCCAATTTTAGAACCAAGAGGTTTGTTTCCAAGCGATGAAAATTTAGAGGAACAATTTAATAAATTTGCAGATAATTTGAATAATAAAATGCAGCTATTAAAAGATATAGAAGTTTTTAATGCTATATTAGAATTTGAACAATTATTTCAAGATCAGCTTGTTAATGGATTTGCCAACTCATTCAATCAGATTCTTTCTATGCAACAACAAAATTTAGATGCAAGAATTAGAAATGAAATTAATGCGTTAAAGAAAACAGATAAATACAGAAATGCTTCTATGGAACAAAGACAAACTATGGAAGATGACGTTAGAGCTAAATTTGTAGATAGTCAAAAGAAAATATTCCAAGCACAAAAAGCAATGAGCATTTCTCAAGTTATTATCGATACAGCAGTTGCAATTAATAAATTGATGTCAGCAGCTAGAGCAACTGGAGTACCTGCAATTATTGGTGCTGCAAAAGCTATGAGCATAACAATGTCAGCATTTTCAGCAGCTCAAATAGCAACAATATCAAGTCAACCTACTCCAGCATTTGCACGAGGTGGTTCATTTGTTACCGATGGAAAACAAATGATTATGGTTGGAGATAATGCAGGTGGTAGAGAACGAGTAGATATTACTCCTATTTCTTCTCCTGACTTTGGTGACGCAGGTGGTAAAAATGGAATTACCGTCAATATTATGGGTAATGTTATCGGAACACAAGAATTTGTAAGAGATAATCTTTTACCAGAAATAGAAAACTCAATTAGAAGAAATCTTGCGTAATGCCTTTAGCTGGAAATCCCGATTATAATGGTGCTTTATTATCAAGCATTTCTGAACAATGGTTATTTGAATTAAGAAATAATACTTATACTAATGGTTCTGTTTCTACTCAATATATAAGATTATCTACGGCAGAAGTAAGTGGATATGATCCTCTGATTTCAAACAATCCATCAATCAGAGAAAACATTGATTTAGTTCAATCTACCTCAAAAAATGGTAATATTTCTATAAATTGTGTCAATGCAACATTATCAAATCATAGTGCTACATTAGCAGAAGAAATATATGGTGGAACAAGAAGATATATTAATCACGATGTTGTTATTCTATCTCGTGTTGGTGGTTATACTTTACAAATATATTCTGGAAGATTAAAGTCAGTTAGCTTAACCAATCAAGATACAGTAAGCATAGAGATTGCAGCAAGAACTCCAATTGACTATTTAAAGATTCCAAGATATACAAGTCAAGCTGGTAATTTTTTTCCTATTATTTATGGAGATGGAACAGCAATAACTTCTACTGTTTCTAGTCCTGCACTTATTCAATATAGTCCTGCAAAATGTTTTCCACTTTTAGTAGATACATTAAACAATGGTAGATATAATTGTTTAGCACATCAAGCTGTTACAGATGGAAAATTACATTATCCAGTAAAAGACTCTTTTAGTTCTACTGGATTTCCACTATTTGTTCCATTAGATGATGTTCAAAATAATTCTTATGATGACTATGAGGGAGCAACAAATGATACTAATAGAAATGTTCTATTTACTGCTTTAGATTTACATAGATCATATTTATTTCGTCCAATACAAGATATTGATGTAGCATATACTATTGGATTACCAGTTAGCTCTGGAAACTTTTATGATAACAATGCTTCAACTTATTCAACTTGGGCAGTTACTATGGACGTATTAGATGCTCCATTTGGTGAAGGATTAAGTGACACGGAAACATATACATTTTCAATTAATGATATTGTAAAAGAAGAACACGAAATACAAGAATGTAAATTGTTTGTTAAATGGGGTATTACTAGTTATAGTGAAACTCCTGGTATGACTTTACTTGGTAGATTGAAAGTTGCTCCTACTTATGGAGGTTCTACAAATACAGTTGTAATCACTTCTGAAAGTAGCAATAGAACTGCTGCTTATGAATCTGCTATTGATTTATTAAGTACTGGAACTTTTTCTTCTGCAAATGGACAAATACCAGATAATCTTGATATTATTTTTGAAGCATTTGGTTCTGTTCCAGCAGATACAAGTGCATCTCCTGGTAGCTTAACTTTTGAGGTGTATGATTTTTATTTAGAGATAACTACCAAAATAACTGATACAGAAAATCTTTCTAATTCAAGTGCAGTTACTTCTATTAAAAAATTATATACTGGCACAAATGGCTTAGATAAATCTTGGAGTGCAGGAAATTCAGTTACCAATATTGTTCAAATGCACAGAGATTTAATTTATAGATTTGCAGGTATTACAACAACACCAGAAAACTTTTCAGCTTTAGACTCAGCCAGAAGTGGTTGGACAATATTCTATTATTTAAACGAAGAAATAGAATTAGAAAAATTATTAGAACAATGTCAACGAGAAGGTGGATTTATTTTTAGATTTAAAGCTAATGATGGTTCTCCTCAATATATTTATTTAGTAGATACTCCAATTACTAATCATACCATATCAAAAGATGATATTACTAATACAAAAATATCCTTAACTCCATTTGATAGTTTAATTACAAAAAGAATTATTAAACATCAACGCAATTCTATTAATGATGAATTGTTATTCGAAGTACAATGCACAGATACAACGAATGATCCTAGAGGTGATTATAATGTTCAGTCAGAAGAAAATACTGTTACCGATGAATTAGAAATATTAAATGGAAATATTGTTAATAGTTTAGAAGGGAAAACCATTGCAAGTACCAATATGGGTGCAGGAAGTAAAAATGATGGTTTTGCTAATTATTATAATGCAATCGAAGGAAATCCAAAACTTTTAGTTGAAACAGATATTATTAATCCAGGCGATAGTTCTGTAAATAGAGATGCTAGTGATTCTTACTTCTACTTAATGGAGGTTGGAGATATATGTGCTTTCGATCATACCAATATGACGATTGAACCATTCGGACAATCTTTCAATGGAAAGAAATTTATTGTGACATCTTTGACAAGAAGTCCAGGAAGTTTAAAAGTGTCTTTGAGAGAAATATAAAAATAGGTAAATTTAATTATGGCAATTTCATCAGTAAAATTCGGAACAACATCAGGAGGAGCAAATACTGCACTTTACACTCCAGACAGAAATCCAAATATAGGATCAGATGTTTCAAAAACTTACGATGGAGTTTTTGTTAAAAAATCTTTAGGTGGACAAAGTTATTCTTTTTCTAATCACGAATCATCAAGAAGGCAACGAAAATTAGTTTATGAAAATCTTGATGAAACTAATAAAGAATTACTGGTTGATTTGTTTGATTACGCTAAAGGACAAAAGACTTCTTTTTATTATACCGAAACTGGAAATTGGGTTGATAGCTTTGAAGTTCGCTT